GTGAAGACCGTGAGAAGGCTGCTGACCGACTTGTACCTAGAGAGATGTTTTTCTAATGGGAAATAGGTTTGCTAGTGCGAAAAACTCGATTGCGGAGTGTGACCGCTGCGGGTTTCGCTATAAGCTCAAAGAGTTAAAAAAGCTCACGATTAAAACTAAGCAGGTTTCGATCAAAGTATGCCCAACGTGTTGGGAAGAAGATCAGCCCCAGTTGCAGTTAGGTATGTACCCGGTGCAAGACCCACAAGCAGTACGGGAGCCGCGCCCTGATTTAAGTTATTACCAGTCTGGTTACACCGGCTTGCAGTTAGTAAGTGTGCCGAATACTTCTGTGGATTCAGATGGTTTTCCAGCAGGGGGTAGCCGTGTTACTCAGTGGGGTTGGAATCCTGTAGGTTTTGGTAATGGTGGCGATTTTCAACTGGCTATTAACGACCTAGTTGGTGAAGGACTAGTTGGGTCTGTAACAGTAGCCATTACTTAGGAGTTGTTATGGACAGCATGAAAAAAGTAGCCAAGGCGGAAGTCACGGCACATGAGAAGCGGATGCACAAAAAGGGTATGGCTAAAGGCGGCGTGACCGGCGAAGCCATGAAGAAGTATGGACGTAACATGGCACGTGCTATGAACCAGCGTGGTACTTCAAGGAGCCGGTAATGGCTAAATTTTCACAAAAGCAGCAGGGCAAAGAAGTAGGCCAAGCTGCTGTTTATGCGGAGCCACATACTATGGACGGCAAAAAAGTATCAGCAAAGGTGCCTGAAAAGACTGGCACACAATACACTAACGAGATGAATATCGCGGGTGGTGTAGTTAGTAAGGGCAACTACAAAGAAACCAAGACCACTGGTATCAAGATTCGCGGCACAGGTGCTGCGACTAAAGGTGTAATGGCACGAGGCCCGATGGGTTGAGGGGTAGAGCGTGAACTACGCACAGCTATCTGAATTAATTCAGAGTTACACACAGAACTACGAAACAACTTTCGTAGCTACGATTCCTACGTTTGTTAAACAAGCGGAGCAGCGCATCTATAACACGGTGCAGCTCCCTGTGCAGCGTAAAAATCAGACGGGGCAGTGCACTAGCGGCAATCAATATTTGGCGCTCCCTGTAACTTCTGGCACGACTACAGGAAACTGGCTGTCTACTTTTTCGTTAGCTGTCTTAAACCCCACTACAAACGAGTACGATTACTTGCTGAACAAAGACGTTAACTTTATTCGGCAAGCGTTCCCGTTCCCCGCTGTGACAGGTAAGCCTGAGTATTACGCTATTTTTGACCAGAACACTTTGATTCTTGGCCCTACGCCAGACGTTGTTTATACGCTTGAGATGCACTACAACGCCTACCCACCATCGATTGTGGATTCAAGCACTTCGTGGCTAGGTGATAATTTCGATACGGTCTTGTTATACGGGGCTTTGGTGCAAGCGTACATCTTTATGAAGGGTGAAGCGGATGTGCTTCAGATGTACGACAACAGCTATAAAGAAGCCTTGATGCAGCTTAAACGCCTGTCCGACGGACTTGACCGTCAAGACGCGTACCGGTCTGGGCAAACACGCATTCCCGTTAGTTAAGGAGATTTATGAACGTCGCAAATGGCATTGGGGTAGTTGGCAGGTTTCAAGTTTTTACAACTTCGAATCGTGGTCACACGCCAGAAGAATTAGCGGATATGGCGTTGGAGCGACTGATCAGTGTTTCTGATACCGCCCCGGAACAGATTCGTATGCAAGCAGAAGTGTACAAAGCGCAGTTGCATAATCTGTTAGTTCACTACATGAAAAAAGCTGTCGAGCAGGATCGCCTGACTGTGTGCCGCCAGCTCGAAGATTCTGGTCAGGCTGATATTGCAAACATCATAAGGAGTCTGTAATGGCTATTACTCAAGCAATGTGCTCGTCGTTTAAGGGCGAGGTTATGCAAGCACTGCACGACTTCGATGTCGGCGCTAATACGTTTAAGCTTGCTCTGTACACTAGCTCGGCAACGCTTGATGCGTCTACCACTGTGTATTCTTCGTCAAACGAAGTACCAAACAGCGGGTCGTATTCGGCTGGCGGCGGCACCCTTACTAATCAAGGCGTGACTGTTTCGGGTACTACGGGCTTTACTGATTTTGCTGATCTGTCGTTTACTTCGGCAACGATTACTGCACGTGGCGCTCTGATCTATAACAGCACTAACGGTGACCGCGCTGTTTGTGTGTTGGACTTTGGCTCGGACAAAACGTCTACGGCAGGTACTTTTACCATCATCTTCCCTGCTGCAACAGCAAGTGACGCAATCATTCGTATTGCTTAAAGGTGCTCTATGGCGCTTGTTATTGCGGATCGGGTACTTGAGACTACGACCACTACGGGTACGGGGGCGGTAACACTCGCCGGAGCGCAGACTGGGTATCAGTCTTTTGGCACAGCCATTGGTAACGGGAACACCACCTACTACACGATTGCTGTAGAAGGAGGCACTGATTGGGAGGTAGGTATTGGCACCTACACTTCCTCTGGCACTTCGTTGTCCCGTGACACGGTGCTTGCGTCTTCAAACAGCGGCAGTTTAGTCAACTTCGGCGCGGGCACTAAAAACGTCTTCGTTACCTACGCGGCGGGGAAAGCTGTTTACCTTGACGCAAGCGGTATACCGAACGCAAACATCGCTACTACAGGCAAAGCTATAGCTATGGCTATAGTATTTGGATAAGGACGTATCATGGCCGCTCCTAATATTGTTAACGTAACCACTATTATTGGTAAAACAAGCGTAGTGAACTTAACCACTACGAACGCCACGTTGGTTGTAGAAAACCCAGCCGCCAGCGGGAAGGTGTTCAAGATCAACTCGCTCTACGTTAGTAATGTCGACGGCACTACTAGTTCCGACATTACTGTCAGCTTGTATTCGGAAGACAATATTGGAGGCACTGCCACGCAGTTTGTTAGCACTGTAGTAGTACCTGCCGATGCAACACTGATCGTTATAAGTAAGGATACAGCGATTTATCTTGAAGAAGACAGGAGCATAGGCGCAACAGCAAGCACCGCAAATGACCTGAAAGTTATTTGTTCATACGAGGAGATTAACTAATGCCACCGATTGGTAATGGTGGGATTATCGGCCCGCTCAACCCGACATCAACTTCTAGCGCATCTGGAGTCTGGTCGCTACAGGAGGTACGACTTGCCGTGGGGGACAATGCATGGCCTTTTCCTCCAACCACCGTTACTGGTCAACAGGCATATACAACACCCGGCACCTATTCTTGGGTAGCCCCAGCGAATGTCTATGATGTAGATGTGGTGGCAGTTGGCGCCGGGGGCGGGGGCTCCAGTAATAATGGCAGTGGTGGCGGTGGTGGCGGGGGCGGTGGTTTAGGCTGGAAAAATAATATCCCTGTTGTTCCTAGTCTGTCTTACACAGTTGTGGTTGGCGCTGGTGGCACCCGCGCTAACAGCGCTGCGGCGGGGTCTGGTGGGGATAGCTATTTTATTAGTCTAGCAACCGTTGAAGGTGGCGGGGGTACTGGGGCGATAGCCGCTGATACCGGGGGGCCGGGGGGAACTTATGTAGGTGATGGTGGGGGTAATGGTGGCAACGGGGTTCCTACTTCGTCTGGCTCTGCTGCCGCCACGGGTGGGGGCGGTGCGGGCGGGTATTCTGGAAATGGTGGCGATGCGGGTGCAGTAGGTGCCGCTGGTAATTCGGGCGCAGGCGGTGGTGGCGGGGGCGGCGGTGCGGGGGGTTCATCAGATGCCGCAGGCGGTGGTGGTGGTGTGGGTATTTTAGGAGAAGGTACCAGCGGTGCCGGCGGAACATATGGCGGCGCTAATGGTGGTGGCGGTCAAGGAGGTTCTGGCGGGGCTAATGCACCTAATCCTAGTTCCACTGCTGCCCCCGCTACAGGTGGGGCATATGGCGGTGGAGGTGGCGGCGCAGAATTAATAAACGAAAATGGTAATGGCGCAGGAGGGGCGGTGCGTATTATCTGGGGGCCACCCGGAACTAGAGCCTTCCCATCAACTAATACGGGGGACCTGTAATGGAACTGTTTATTCGGGTCAAAGACGGCCAGCCTTTTGAACACCCAATCTTGGGTGACAACTTTCGTCAAGCGTTCCCTAACGTAGATGTAGATAACCTGCCCCCTGAGTTTGCTCGGTTTGAACGTATTCCATGCCCTACCCCAGACGAGGGCTATTACCTTGTTACAGCGACCTGCACGTATCAGTGGGTAGATGGCGTAGTTAAAGATGTGTGGGAGATCGTGCAAGAGCCGATACCACCAGAATTGCCTCCGGAGGCTTAAATGGCATTTGTCTTAAATGATCGGGTTTTAGAAACCTCTACCACTACAGGTACCGCCGCGTTTGCGCTGCTAGGAGCGCCCACCGGGTACCAAAATTTCTCGTCTGGTATTGGAGGTAGTAATACTACTTACTATGCCGCGTTCAATACGGTGGCGAATGAGTGGGAGTTGGGACTTGGCACGTTGAATGCTGGCGCGACAGAACTCACACGAACCACAATTTACTCAAGCTCTAATTCAAATAACATCGTTAACTTTAGCGCAGGGACAAAGAATGTCTTTGTAACGATGCCCGCGTCTAGGTCAGTTGAGAATGATCAGCCCAATATTTTTACGGCAGCGAATACGTTTAGAGCAGCTAATGCTATTCGTTCTGAAGCCGCAGATACGCAAGATGCGGTTGTAATAGCTGGTCGTGCGGGGGGCACTTCGTCTTATGATGTAACAGTAACCCCTACAACATTAACAGCCGACAGAATTCTTACACTGCCTGACGCTACCACAACAGTTGCAGGAACAGACGCAGCGCAGGCGCTGTCAAACAAAACTATAACGTACACCGCAGGAACAACGACTGTAGCGCCTATTGTTCTTACTTCGGGCACTAACTTAACGTCAGCGGCAGCAGGTGCGGTTGAGTACGACGGCGTTCGTTTTTATGGGACTACTGATACTGTTAGTGGTAGAGGATATATCCCTTCTGTTCAACTTTTTAGGTTAACCGCTAACGGCGCAGCTATCGGACCAGCTATTGCTAACTACTTTGGTACAAATAGTGCGATTAATTTAGCGGGTGGGGGCGAGTACGAGCTTGAAGCGTATTGCTACTTCACTAAAACGACTGCGGGTACCGTTACAGTGACTCTTACCACTTCTGCTGCGGTGGTAAACCTAAACGGAACTGTGGATTACGGCGCAGCGGCAGGCGGTACGGCAACTGGCGCGGCTAACCGCATCTCATTATTTGCTAGTGCGGCTACTGCTAACGCTTTTGGCGCATCAGCTTCTTTAACGACCGCTGTCAACCACGCTTTTGTTATTAGGGCCATCTTAGACGCGAATGCTTCTAACAGTGACCTCAGAATTAACTTTACTTCTTCTGCGGGGACTGTAACCCCGTTACTCAACAGTTATTACAAAGTAACACGCTTGCCCGCTGGCAATAGCGGGTCATTCGCTGCATGACCTAGCGAGTAAATAATGCTCGGTTTTACCCCCCTCTCGCAGATACCGTTATCCAGCCTACCTGCGGCAGGGGGGACGAATGTTGCCGTTAACGTCACAGGCGTATTTGGCACAGGCGCAGTAGGCACTGTAGCTGTCACCGGTACAGCAAACGTAACCCTCACCTCTGTCACCGGTACTGGGCAAACCGGCACGTTAAACGCAACTGGCGACGCAAACTTTTCTGTTACTGGGGTTTCTGGTACAGGACAAGACGGCACAGTAACTGTTGCTGCAAACGCAGACGCTTCTGTAACAGGTGTATTCGGTACCGGTCAAACCGGTACTCTTGCTACCACAGGTACCGCAAACGTAACGCTTACTGGCGTTCAAGCATTAGGGGAGTTGTTCCCCCTCTATGATGTAGTTGATGGGTCGCCGTTTTTTGGTCTAGGCCCATTTGGAACAGCGCCTCTAGGCGATGCCTATGAGCGGTACTACATTGTTTCTGCGGGGGCAAATGTACCCGTTACTGGGGTGTTTGGTACCGGAGAAGTTGGTACTGTCACTGTAGCCGCGAACGCAGATGCTTCTGTTACCGGTGTATTTGGTACTGGGCAAGTCGGAACAGTTACTGTTACCGCAAACGCGGATGCGCCTGTAACGGGAGTTTCTGCCCAAGGTCAGGTTGCCACTAACGACCTACAAGACGGCACTCCCTTCTTTGGTTTTGCCTCGTTTGGTACTGCGCCTTTTGGCGACGCGTATGAGCGGTACGGCTTTGTAATTGGTGATGCTAACGTCCCTGTTACGGGCGTCTTTGCTACAGGCGAAGTTGGAACTGTAGCCACCACTTCCGATGCTAATGTTCTCGTTACGGGCGTATTTGGTACAGGACAAGTCGGCACTGTCGTCGTTGCTGCTAACGCAGATGTCAACCTAACCGGCGTTTCTGGTACCGGTGAAGTTGGCACCGTAGAAATTATTCTTGGCGAAATTGTTTTTGTAACCGGGTTGTCCGCAACTGGGCAAGTCGGAACGGTTACTGTCGCCGCTAATGCAGATGTTTTAGTCACAGGGGTTTTTGCTACTGGTCAAACAGGCACTGTAACAGTCACCGGTACGGGCTTTGTAAATTTAACAGGGGTACAAGCTACTGGAGCTGTAGGTACTGTTGTTGTAGAGCCGGGCGTGCCGGTCTTTGTGACGGGCGTACAAGCAGTTGGGTTTGTTGGTTCACCATTTATATGGTCTGAGATTGTCCCCGGACCGAATCCAAATTGGGAAAATGTTAATGATGCTCAGGGGGCTGTATGGACGCCCATAAACGATGCACAATCAACAGAATGGCAAAACATCAACGAAGCGCAGAGCCCGAACTGGCAAGTTATTAACGATGGGAACACCGTAATTTGGCAAGACGTTAACGACCAGCAATAACTGTGGACCCGATTACTCTCCTAGCCGCTGCTAATGCCGCAGTCGCTGCGGTCAAGAAAGGGTGCCAGCTTTATAAAGAGATTAAGGGTGCGGCTGGCGATGTAAGTGATGTATTAAAAGACTTAAAAGAGCAATACAATAAGTTAGTAGACCCAACACCTGTACAGAAACAACAGTATCACGCAGAAGTGCAGCGGGTGCAGGAGATAGCTAGAGCTGACCCTAATGATGTTTACACCGATATTGGTGATCAATTAGGTGTGTTGATGGACAGCTATGACGCGCTGAGTAAAGCGCTGTTGGCAGAGCAAGTAGCAGGCAGTAAAGTTTACAAGGGCGATGAGAGTATTGGTAGACGGGCATTACGGCGCATCATAATAACGACTAGGTTAGATGCGATGCTGGCTGAAATTAGGGAGACGATGGTCTACAAAGCCCCGCCTGAACTTGGGGCGCTGTGGAGTAAGTTTGAAGACATGTGGCAGACCATCGTTGCTGAACAAGAAGTAGCACACGCAGAAGAACTTAGACTGATACAAATCGCAAGATGGCGACGCAGAAAAAGAATAGCGGAACTCAAGTCAAAGGTGGCGTGGGTCTCGGCAGTGGTGTTCGTAGTTATATGGGCAACGGGTCTAATGTGGCTGACGACAAGAAGCGCGATGATGAGAACGTCCCTTGGTCATTGATCGTGGTGGTACTCGCCGTGTTGCTGACGTTCTTTATTGTGATGCCGATCTTGGCGTTTATGTATTACGACATGTACTATGCAACACAGGCAGCGGTACACGAGGTTAGGAAGATGCGGGAACTACGCAAAGAAATACAGATTGAAAGGATGTATGGGCAATGATTACCCTTGCACAGTTTAAGAAGTTTGCCCCCAACACTAAGTACGCACAGCAGTGGTACGACACGCTATTTGGCTCGCAGACTGAACTAGGCGGTAAGTCGCTTCTCGCTGAGTATCAAATCAACACCAAGCCACGCGTCGCCGCATTTCTAGCGCAGTGTGGGCACGAGTCCGGCGGGTTTGTGTTTGTTACCGAGAACCTGAACTACAGCGCGTCGGGGCTGATGCGTGTGTTTCCTAAGTACTTTCCGACGATGGAGCTCGCCAAGCAATACGAGCGCAACCCACAGAAGATCGCCAACCGGGTCTATGCTAACCGTATGGGTAACGGCGACGAAGCGTCGGGCGAGGGGTTCAAATTTCGCGGACGCGGGATTTTGCAGCTGACTGGCAAGGACAACTATTTTTGGTTTGGTGCATCCCTTGACCTGACACCCGAGCAAGCGTCGGAGTACTTGGAGACCTTCGAAGGTGCGGCCCAGAGTGCGTGCTGGTTCTGGGAGACGAACAAACTAAACGCGTTGGCTGATGCAGGCGACATTAAGCAGATGACCAAGCGCATCAACGGCGGATATATTGGATTAGCAGATAGGGAGCACCACTATGAGATGGCACTCAATATGTTTGGTTCTGATACTAGGATGGCTTAGTGGGTGCGACCAGTACAGGTACCCTTGTCAGAACCCAGACAACTGGGAGAAGAAAGAATGCAAGCGGCCTTACTGTAGTTCAACCGGCACCTGCCCTGACCAACTTGTTAAACCTGAAGACGCAAAGGTAGACAATGAACCCCCTAAAATTGATCAGTCAGTTTCTTGCCCTCAATCAGGAACAACACGATGCAGTAATTAAGTTCTGCATTGCTATTACGTTTTGCTTCACGGTCGTGATGATGGTGGGAATTAGCCTGTATTCGGTGGTCTGGGTGACGCAGCCAATGACCGGTATGGCACCGGCGGATAAGCAGTTTTTCCTTATCTTGAGTGACATGAGTAAATATATTCTTGGGTCACTCGCTACGCTGTTGGCTGTAAAAGGGAAAGACGCCCTACCGATGTTTACCCCGCCGGGACTGTCAACCGCTGCCGAGCGTGAGGACAAACCGACTCCACCAGCGCCTAAGACACT